GTCCGTATTTACTTGTGTAAGGCACCCCCCCGTGCTTACCTGTACCTTGAAAATTGAACAGCTTATCCTCTACATCCCCGAACCGGGAAGCGGCTATCCGTCTGTGTGGCGAACAGAACCAGGAGCACTGATATACGGGTGGCTCCCGTATACCGCGACGATCCGGCCGGGCACAATGGTACTCCCGTAACTCGCGGCCCGGCCACAATGAAGGCGGGGAGATGAAATTTCTGTGGACCTGTTCGCTGCAGGCGGAGGCAATGAGCATTTTGTTTTTGAATATACCAAGTAAATTATGGCAAAAATACAAGTTGTAAAGACGAACACATGGAGGTGTAATGATTTATGGAACAGTCTGAAAAGAACTTATCTGAGCTGGTGGATATCAGAGATGTCGTGATAGATAAAAGCCTGCCGCTGGAAGAGCGCGTAAGGTCTTATGTTGAACAGATCAAGGATCCGTATTGCTTTAAGGTCGGAGATGTCGTTGTCCGGGTATCATACGCAGACAAGGACAAATCCCTTACCGACAGCTTTACCTCCATGATTGCTTCAATGTAATGGAAATAGTTACCATGCAGAATTTAAGTGTAACAGCTGGATTTTCTCGGTTGTCTGTGCTATAATCAAATACGGACAAAATCAGCGATAACTCCGGCTGTTTATTCGTACTCGAATAATACAGATAGGAGTGGCGCTATGAATAAGATTATAGATCAAACATTCAAGGTTGCCATCTATCTTCGTTTATCGAAGGAGGATGACGACCTTTCGTGCTCTTCGGGAGCCAAAAGCGAAAGCAACAGTATCAGCAACCAGAGAAAGCTGATATATGACTTTATGAAATCGCATCCGGAGCTCGAACTGTATGACGAGTACAAGGATGACGGAAAAAGCGGTTCCAACTTTGACCGTGCTGAATTTCAGCGAATGATGAAGGACATTGAGGCAGGAAAGGTCAATTGCGTAGTCGTAAAGGATCAGTCCCGTTTCGGCAGAGATTATATTGATGTGGGAAAATACAAAGAAAAGATTTTCCCCAAACTCGGCGTTCGGTTTATCACCATAAACGAGGGCTATGATTCGCTTTCGGCAACCTCCTCGGATGATCTTGCCTTTACGATCAACAGCTTCGTTTATGATTTTTATATCCGGGATATATCCACCAAGATCCGCACAAACCTTACGGCAAAAAAGCAAAACGGAGAGTATGCCGGAGCATTTGTGGCTTACGGATATGTCAAAGACAGCAATGATAAGAGTAAGTTGGTTGTTGATCAATTTGCCGCAGATGTTGTAAGGGACATTTTCCGGTGGAAAATCGAAGGGCTGAGCCCGCAGAATATCGCAGTACGTCTGAACGAACTTGGTATCCCCTCACCTGCAGAATATAAGAAACTGAGCGGAAGCAATTACAAAACAAGCTTTCAGACATCTTCAAAAGCCGTATGGAGCCATGTTTCCGTAAGGCGTATTCTGAAAAATGAAATCTATCTTGGTGTAATGATCCAAGGCAAACGAACTACGCCGAATTATAAAACCAAGACAGTGGTTACAAAAGCTGAAAGTGAGTGGCTTCGCGTGGAAGGTACACATGAGGCTATTATTTCCGTGCGTGATTTTGAGCTTGTTCAGGAGCTGCTGAGGGATGATACCCATTGCCGTGCGGGTGATGTAACAGTACCGGTATATGCCGGCCGCATTTATTGCGGCGACTGCGGCGCTGCGGCTGTCAGAAAGACGGTATCCTACGCAGGTAGGCGTTATGTGTATTATGTCTGCAATGCCAATAAGCACGACAAAACGGTGTGCAGCAGGCATTCCATAAGAGAAGATATTTTGGGTCAGGTAATTTATCAGACGGTCCGGCACCAAATCGACCTGCTGCTGGATGTGGATAAGGCGCTCAGGCAATTTGAAAATCTGTCATGGGAAAAGCACAAACTGAAGAAGCTTGACGCAAGCATCGAAATACAGGAAGAAGTCGTTCGGAAAAACAACACGCTGCGCCTCGGAATTTATGAGGATCTGCGGGCAGGCTTGCTGGACAGGTCCGAATATGAGTCTCTGAAAAAAGAGCTTGCAGAAAGAATCGCCGAAGCAACTGCCGCCATCGAAAAGCTGAACAAAGAGAAACGGGAAATCCTCGACGGCGTTTCAAAGCAGCAGTCCTGGATTGAACAGTTCCGTCAGTATGAAAATGTGACCGAGCTCACGCGGCCAATGGTCATTCATCTGATAGAACGCATCAATATTTTTGAGGACTCCAATATTGAGATCGTGTTCCGCCATCGGAATCAGATCGAGGAAATATTGCGGTTTATTTCAGAGCAAACCACAGACAAAAAAGTATTGGCTATGCCGATAAGGGAGGTGGGATAGTGGCCAGAGTATCACGGAAAAACGGCGTTTCCGAAGGTCTTCCGAAAGGCCAAAGGCAGGCCGTGTTTCGTACCGCGCTTTATGTCCGTTTGTCTGTTGAGGACAACGGCAAGGCCGATGCGGATTCGATTGAAAACCAGGAACTGCTTCTGAGAAACTATCTTGCCGAGCGGCCGTATCTCGAGCTGAAAGAGGTATATGCCGATAACGGCTACACGGGTACCGATTTTGAGCGCCCCGCGTTTCATCGAATGATCGAGGATGTGCGGAAAGGACGGATCAATTGCATCCTTGTGAAGGACTTTTCCCGCCTTGGCAGAAACTATGTGGAGACCGGTGAATATCTGGAACGCATCTTTCCTTTCCTCGGCATACGCTTTATTTCCGTCAGCGACGATTATGACAGCAGCTCTGCCAATGCCGGCGAAAAGCTCGCCGCCACTCTTAAAAATCTGATCAATGATATGTACGCAAAGGACATATCCAAAAAGATCTGCTCGACAATGAAGAATAAGCGGCTGCGCGGTGATTACATCGGCAATTATGCTCCATACGGCTATCTGAAGGATGAAAATAATCGGAGCCGATTGGTGATCGATCATGAGATCGCTCCGATCGTAGTCGAGATCTTTGAACTCAGAGCCAAGGGTATCGGATTTGATACTATATGCCGTATTCTCAACGAAAAAGGCTATCCCTCCCCTGGGCGGCTACGCTATGAGCGCGGCATTATAACAAATAATAATAAGAAAGGGAGTGAACTGCCCTGGAATCGCCATGTTCTGAAAGACCTGCTTGTCAATGTGGTCTATATCGGGAATTTGGCGCAAGGACGCAGCTCGCAGTGCCTGTATAAGGGCGAAAAATACCATTGGACAAAAGAGGCGGACTGGGATGTGGTTGAAGGGACACACGAGCCGATTATCAGCATGGAACTGTGGAATACGGTGCAGGAGATCAACAAAAAGGTCTCAAGCAATGCGACGAAATCCTTCGGACGCTATGCGCATCTGCCCAAGCGTCCCAATCCATACGGTTCGGTTTTGAGGTGTGCCGACTGCGGGCGTGTTATGAAATATGTTCGCAGTTATTCCCGCCCGAAAAAGGACGGCGTGGTCACAGACTACTACAATTATAAATGCCCGACAAACATCGAGCTTGGAGACACGGCATGCTCAAAAAAGAGCATCCGCGCCGATGACCTTGATAAAATCGTTTTGAGCGTTATACGAAAGCAGATGGACCTATTCCTTGACACACAAAAAACGCTGCTCGGCTTGATCGCTTTGGAGAAAGAAAAAGCAAAGCATAGTGTGCCGGCAAATCGTGTCAAAGAACTGCAGGATAAGCTGGACCAAAAGAAAAAGCTGTTTTCCCGGTTGTATATCGACTTCAAGGACGGCATACTGACGCAGCAGGAATATTTGCTTGCCAGAGATGTCTATCAAAAGGAAATCGCCGCATATGAAAGCGAATTGCAGGAGCTTCAGGCAATTAAGACAAAAACCAAGGTGACTGAAACAGGCGCCCGAAAATGGAATCGGCTCATTTCACGCTATTATAAGACGAAAACGGTAACCGAAGAAATGGTCGAGGCAATGGTTGATGAGATCCGAGTGAATACCGACGGCTCTTTGGATATTCGGTTTAAGTACATGCCTGAGTTTGAGGAAATGTTCAAGGAGTGCGAGCGAATAAGAAAGGAGGTTGCCTAAATGCCGAAAAAACAGCTTGCCGTGTATCTCAGGCTATCGCTTGAGGACACCGGCGCGAATGATGAGAGCAATAGTATTACGGCCCAGCGCGGCATCATCGCTCAGTTTATCCAAGGGCAGCCTGAGCTTGCTTCCATGAAGACGGTCGAGTTCGTCGATGACGGATATTCCGGGACGAATTTCGACCGTCCCGGTTTTAAGCGGATGATGGCGATGGTGCGCTCTGGTGATGTTTCCTGCATCGTCGTGAAAGACCTTTCCCGATTTGCGCGAAACTATATTGAAGCCGGCGATTACCTTGAGCACATCTTTCCATATCTCGGCATCCGGTTTATTGCGGTCAATAACCATTACGACAGCGATCAGTTTATCGGGACAACCGGCGGTATTGATGTTGCCTTCCGAAACTTTATGTATGAGATGTACAGCGTTGACATCTCAAAAAAGGTAAAAACATCACAGCACATGCTGATGAGAAGCGGCCGGTATGTCAGCCATTGCCCATATGGATACACAAAGATCAAAGGGCAAAAGCACCATATGGTGCCGGATCCCGAAACTGCACCCACTGTGCGAGATATTTTCCTGTGGGCTATTGAGGGAAAGAAATCCACGGAAATTGCCCGTATCCTTAACGAAAAGCATATTCCGACGCCGATGCAGCACAAAAAGCTCTCACGGCAAGGTATGGACAACGATGCGATGTGGAGTCATCAGGCGGTGATCCGAATCATACGGGATTATAAGTATACCGGAGCTATGGTTTCTTTCAAATGCGGAAATGAAACCATTCGGGCCAAAGTGCAAAAACGGTATGCGCCGGAGGATTATGTGATAAATGAGGGCATGCACGAACCCATCGTAACACACGATGAATACTACGCAGCGAATGATACCCTGCGGAAGGTGAAAAAGTACGATGTTGTCAGAACCGACCGCCGTGACCGTGTTTACTATTGCGGGCACTGCGGCCGCAGACTTCGCAAGACCTTTGGCTTGGACGAATATTACTCCTGCGCTACGCCGTTATATATAAGGGACGCTCCGTGCGCCGGCATTCATTGGAGCCGGACAAATATAGAGGATGTTGTTTTCACCACATACAAACGGCAGCTGCAAATTGTCAGCGAAGAATATCGCAGGACAGTAAATGAAAAGCAGCCGGATAAGCTTGCTCCTCTTCGGACGCAGCAAAAATCCCTCCGCGTTCAGCTCGGGGGGATCGGCGGTAAGGTTGCATCACTGTATGAGAAATTCCGTTCCGATGAAATATCCCGGAATGCTTTTCTCGAAAAGAAAGGCGCTCTTTCAGAGGATAGGGACAGACTCCAGACGGAGTTATCACGAATCGAGGATGAAATTGAAGGCCTGCTGCAAAAGCAGGAAGAAAGCAACACGGCAATGAATGCGATCAAAAATATCGCCGCTGCAGCAGATGAGCCGGACGATAAACTCCGGGAAAGAATGTACGACGATATAGACCGCGTCATTGTTTTTGACAACGAAAATCTGAAAATTGAATGGAAGTTTGATGTTGCCTTTCAACTTTCATGACCATGTAAAAGCCGGCTTTTTGCTGGCTTTTATGCTGTTTTTGTGTTATAATAACACAAGGGTTGTTTTTGCGGAAAGTCCGGAAACCCTTGATATATAAGGGTTTTTAAAAATTTTTGGATTCCACTTGACACAAGCAGACGACCTGGGACGGGTGGTCATTCCCAAGGAGATCCGCCGCACCATGCGCATCCGTGAGGGCGACCCGTTGGAGATCTACACCTCCCGGGAGGGGGAGGTCATTTTCAAGAAGTA